TGAGCCAATTGCACACTATGGTGTTGCCGGTATGCGGTGGGGTGTAAAAAAAGCATCAAAAGCATCAAGTTTTTTTAGTGGACGTAAGGAAGCCAAGGCAATAGCTAAGGAAGATCGACGAGCAGCCCTAGAAATTGTCAATCGTGGTAAAACTTGGAAGAAACGTTCAGCGTCACTTGATAAATTATCAACAAATGATTTGAAACGGACATTAAATCGTTTGAAGTTAGAGAACCAATTCAACGATGAAGTTAAACGCTGGCCTGCAGCACCATCTAAACAGCAATCGAAAGCACAAGAGTTTATTAAGGGGCAACTTAAAGCAGTATTAACAAGCGATGCCGTTAAGAATGCTGCATTCAATGCTTTGAAAAGCGCAATAATAGTTTACGGTTCTGGAAAGTCTGGAATTGGACGCAACCTATTAAATTAATCAAAATGCCCCAAAAGGTAATGAAGGGAGGTCTATAGATGAGTTTATCGAACACTGCGACTCCGAAGTATTATGGAGAGTTTAGAGATTCTGTCATTCGTGGAGAGATACCCGTCAACGAAGAAGTATCAATGCAGATGAATCGCATCGACGAGCTCATAGCCAACCCTTATTACTTCTATGATGATGATGCAATTAATGGGTATGTTTCCTTCTGTGAGAATGAGCTTACATTAACCGACGGTTCGCCGCTTGTGCTGCTTCCGTCATTCAAACTGTGGGCCGAAGACCTATTCGCATGGTTCTACTTCGCTGAAGAAAAGGTGTACGACCCAGTTCGAAAACGCTTTGAGATAAAACGCATAAAGTACCGACTAAGGAAAAAGCAATACCTCATTGTCGCTCGGGGTGCTGCAAAGTCGATGTATGCAGCATCAGTTCAAGCATATGGTTTGATTGTTGATACCGCCACAACGCAGCAAGCTGTTATTGCGCCAACGATGAAACAGGCAGAAGAAACCATGCAACCAATACGAACTGCTATTGCGCGCGCAAGGGGACCTCTGTTTGAGTTTCTAACCGAGGGTGATATTCGTTCTAACACCTATACTAAGAAAAAATTAGCATCTACTAAAAAAGGTGTTGAGAATTTCTTGACAAACTCTTACGTTGAAATTCGGCCAATGTTTATCGACCGATTACAAGGGATGCATACCAAGTATAACTCGATTGATGAGTGGCTATCTGGTGAGGTTAAAGAGGACGTCATTGGTGCGGTCGAACAAGGGGCGTCTAAAATAAAGGACTACATCATATTAGCAACCTCTTCTGAGGGTACTGCTCGTGATGGTGTAGGTGATACGATTAAGATGGAACTCATGGATATTCTCAGAGGCGATTATAAAGCAGATCAAGTATCTATATGGCATTATAAATTAGATAATGTCAGTGAGGTCAATCAACCGGAGATGTGGCTAAAGGCAAATCCGAATATTGGCGTGTCTGTGTCATATTCTACTTACCAAGCCGATGTTGAAAGAGCCGAAGCGCAACCGTCGCAACGAAATGATATTCTAGCTAAACGGTTTGGTATTCCGATGGCGGGTTACTCATATTTCTTCACATACGAAGAAACAGTACCTCATGCTACACAAAACTACGATGGAATGCTTTGCTCAATGGGTATGGATGCGTCTCAAGGAGATGACTTCTGGGCCTTTGACTTCTTATTTCCATTAGGCAATGGCCGATTCGGTGTTAAAACTAAAAGTTACGTATCATCCGTTAAGGTGAGTGAGTTACCACAAGCAACAAAGAATAAATACTACGAATTCGTTAATGAAGGCAGTTTGATTATAATGGAGGGTACCACTTTAGATAGTGATGCCGTCTATGAAGATCTTGACGCCTATATTATCAAGCATCGGTTTGAAATAGGTGCTTTTGGGTACGACCCTTATAACGCTGAACCCTTTATAAAACGCTGGACTGCTGAATACGGTGCGTTTGGTGTGGAAAAAGTAAGGCAGGGTGTCATTACTGAATCGGTACCTCTGGGGGAACTGAAGCATATGGCTCACGAACGAATGCTGGTCTTTGATGAACGCCTTATGACTTTCTCAATGCAAAACTCAATCGTAGTAGAAGATTCAAATGGTAATCGTAAGCTATCTAAGAAGAGACGAAGCGAAAAGATTGATAACGTCTCTGCTTGTATGGATGCTTGGGTTGCTTATAAACGAAACAAGGAGGCATTTGCTCAATGGGAATAAGAGATCGAATCTCACACGCATGGAGCGCCTTCCGCGAGTACGGCCTAGATAGTCGAGGTAACGGTATGGAGGATTACGGTGTTGGGTCATCTAGGCCAAACCATCGTAATGGACAACGACGATACACGTCTGCCTCCCTATCAAAAACAATTTTTAACAGAATTGCCACTGACTGTTCTATGGTTAGTTTGAATCACGTAAAGATTGCTAAGGATGGAGCATCTCAAGAAGTCGTAAAGTCGGGCTTCGAAAGATGCTTAACTGTCGAGGCAAACGTAGATCAAAATGCCCGAGATTTTATACATGATTTGGTATACTCCATGTTGGACGAAGGTGTTGTAGCCGTAGTTCCAACTGAAACAAAGCTTAATCCAACTAAAACAGGTGGGTATGATATTACATCACTTCGAGTTGGACGGATTGTTCAGTGGTTTCCAAAACATGTACGGGTCAAAGTGTACAATGAGAACCGGGGGATGGACGAAGAAATTACAATGGAAAAGAAGCTCGTAGCCATTATCGAAAATCCATTCTATGCTGTAGTTAATGATGACAACGCAACACTTAAACGACTCATCAGAAAACTAGAACTCCTGGACCGCAAAGACGAAGACATCGCTGGTGGCAAGTTTAACATGCTAATCCAGTTACCTTACGTGATTAAAGGTTCTCTCAAGAAGGCACAAGCGGAAGAGCGAATTCAGCAACTAGAATCGCAGCTTACAAACTCTAAGTACGGAGTTGCCTATACCGACGGTACTGAAAAGATAGTCCAGTTGAATCGACCGATCGATAACGACTTGGCTGACCAAACTAAGTATCTACAAGAGCAGTTTTATAATCAGATCGGGGCTACTGAAAACATCTTCAACGGAACCGCTGGGGAAGTAGAAACCCGAGCGTACTACAATCGAACAATCGATCCTATTATCGCAACTATCATCTCCGAGATGCGACGGAAATGGTTAACCGACACTGCAAGAACCCAAGGGCAAGATATCGTTGCACATCGCGATCCGTTCACCTTAGTTCCTGTAGAGCAGTTAGCTACTATTGCAGATACGTTTACTCGTAACGCAATTCTGACATCTAATGAAGTTAGGAAGATAATCGGATTTGGGCCATCGGAAGATCCTATTGCGAATGAACTTTCCAATAAGAACATCGCCGGTGTAAACCAACCCGAGATTGATGGGGCTGCAGCAGCACCGCAACTTCTAATTCCAGGAGGGGATGCCGATAATCAAAATGGCCCTACATCATAGTTAGAAGGAGGATACGAATGACAAAGAAGTATGACTTCGCGGGTTGGGTAACCAAGAATGACATTCGATGTAGCGATGGTGTGACTATCAAACACGATTCATTCCGCGATGATAACGGGAAGACAGTTCCTTTAGTATGGCAACATGACCATAAAACACCAGATAATATTCTAGGTCATGTAGAGCTAGAGAACCGGCCAGAAGGTGTATACGGCTACGGTTACTTCAATGAAAGTATGATGGCAGAATCGGCTAAAGAATCTGTTCGTCATGGAGACATCTCAGCAATGTCTATCTTTGCCACTAAAATTAAAAAACGTGGTACAGATGTAATTCACGGTAAAATTAGAGAAGTCAGCCTTGTTCTCTCGGGAGCAAATCCAGGCGCTTTAATTGAACATGTCAATCTAGCTCACGATGAGTCTGGCGAGTATGAAGAATTTGTACTTTACCCAGGGATTGATGAAATTGAACATACTGAAGGAGGAGAAAGAATGGAAAACGATCCATTGGAAAAAGCACTCGATTATTTCGATGATGAGATTGAGCATGCAGAAAGCGCAGCCGGTAAAACAATCGGAAGCGTTATGGAAACACTTAGTGACATGCAATTAGATGCCGTTGCGCAACTAATTACAAACATGATAACAGAAGGCGTAGGTGATCCCGCGCTGGCACAATCAGAAGAAACCACAAACGAGGAGGACACAACTGTGAAACATAGCGTATTTAATAACGAAGGTACAACTTTAAAACATGGTGAAGTATTAACAGACGAGGGCACAGTATTGTCCCATTCCGATATTAATGAAATGTTTGGCGATGCCATCACTAACAAAAGTACTTTGAAAGAATCAATGATTTCTCACGGCATTACAAACATTGAGCAATTATTCCCAGATGCTCACAATGTTAATGTACAACCTATTTGGTACAAAGACCAAAACACGAATACACAAGCAATCTTAAGTCGTATTTCTAAATCTCCTTTCGCTCGGATCAAATCACGCTATGCTAATTTGACAGAAGCCGAAGCTCGTGCTAAAGGTTATATCAAAGGCAAAGAAAAGAAAGAACAATTCTTCTCTCTTGCTAGTCGTGAAACCACACCACAAACAATTTATAAGAAACAAAAATTGGATCGTGATGATGTAATTGATATCACTGATTTCGATGTTGTTTCATGGATGAATACTGAAATGCGCTTTATGTTAGACGAAGAAATCGCACGTGCTACCTTAATTGGTGACGGTCGTGACGTGGCTAGCGACGATAAAATCAATGAGACCAAAATTCGTCCTATCGTTAGTGATGACGATTTATATTCTCTTAAAGCTACGTTCGCAGATCCTGCAGACTTTGTAGCTTCCGTAATTAAAGCTAAGAAAGACTACCGTGGGTCTGGCTCACCAGTTATCGTATTGTCACCAACTCTAATGTCTGAATTACGGTTATTGAAAGATACAATGGGACGTTATATTTATGACAACGATACTCAAATCGCAGCACGTATGGGCGTATCTGGTTTCTTAGAATCTTCATTTATGGATGAACTTGAAACCCAAACAGCCATTCTTGTAAACTTAAGCGACTATACTTTAGGTTCATCTAAAGGTGGACAAGTAACGACATTTGATGATTTCGATATTGACTTCAACCAAATGAAATACTTGATTGAAACACGTTTATCTGGAGCCTTAACCACACCACACTCAGCTATTGTGTTGACGTTAGCTGCTGCTGAACCAGAAGTACCACCTGTCGGCTAATGAGTAAATTCGTAGGCTTAGTGGGATATACGGCGCCTTCTCAGGAAGTTGCGCCGGGAGTCTGGTCCGAAGTTGGAATAACAGAACGTAAATTGAAGGGTGATGTTATACGGCAATCGAAAGATCAAGATTTATCTACAAAGGTCAACGATGACATTACTCTTCAAAATCGAATAAGTCTAGTAGCTGATAAATACGCCTATCAAAACTACCAAAATATCCAGTATGTTGTTATGGATGGCGGTAAGTGGAAAGTTACGGCTATTGAAGTTGCTAGACCTCGATTAATATTATCATTGGGAGGTGTGTGGAATGGCTGAAATGACCGTTCGTGAAAAACGAGTTCGCTTTCACAATGAACTCTTAGAGCTATGTAAGAATGTATATTTTCAACCACCCGCATCAATCCAAATGGTGTACCCGTGCATTGTGTATGCGATGGATGACGTGATTACAATGTTCGCTCAGAACTCCGTCTATACGCAATACGCAATTTATAATGTCACGTACATTGATAAGATTCCCGATTCTGATGTTCCAAAACAACTACTTCAATTAGAGTATGCGGACTATCAAACATTTTATGTGGCGGATAATCTTAACCACACAACAGTAACTATAAAACGACCTTATTAGGAGGAAATAATAAATGGCTAAATTAGTATGGGATCAAACAGGCGAACGTCGTTACGAAACTGGCGTGAACCATGCCGTTATGGCAGTCCAAGATGACAAAGGTGTCTATGGCGTTTCTGTACCTTGGAATGGTGTTACCAAAGTAACTGAATCCCCAGAAGGTGGGGAAGAAACAGCGTTGTATGCCGATAACTTGAAATACTTATCTCTATATTCCGCTGAAAACTTGAAAGGAACCATCGAAGCTTACACATATCCTGATGAATTTATGGAATGTGACGGCTCTGCAGAACCAGCACCAGGTGTTGTTGTCTACCAACAAGATCGTAAACCTTTCGGATTGGTATATAGCACGGCTATCGGTAACGATACTGTAGGTTCATCTTTCGGTGAAAAGATTCATATTATCTACGGTGTTCGCGTATCGCCATCAGAACGTGCATACGAAACTGTTAACGAATCGCCAGCAGCAATTACGTTCTCATGGGCATTCTCATCAACAGCAGTGGACATGGGCGAAGGTTTGAAACCATCCGCATTAATCACAATCGACACTACGACTGCACCTGCTGATAAGGTTAAAGCTCTTAAAGAGTTGTTATACGGCTCGGAAGTCGAAGAAGCTGCATTCCCAACACCGGCGGAAGTTCTTGCTTTAATGGGTGAAGTTACACCAGCACCTTAAGCATAAGTTAAAAAAAAATAATTGTCAGAAGGAGACATTACAATGTTAGCAAAACAAATTACGTACACAGATTACAACGGTGAAGAAGTTACAGAGACATTCTATTTCAATATGACCACGTTAGAGGCCACAAAATTTGCCGCTAAAATGAACGGCGATATTGAAAAGCATATTGCGGAGCTGATTCGAAAAGATAACATGCTTGGTATCATTCGATTACTATCAGAAATGATCTTAGGTGCATATGGTAAAAAATCAGAAGATGGTAAACGGTTTATTAAGAATGATGAACTTCGAAACGAGTTTGAAGACTCTGCAGCCTTTGCCGAATTGGTAGAGAACTTACTTTCAGATCCTGAAGAAGCTGCTAAGTTTGGTGAAGGTATTGGCACATCCAAATTGCAAGCTAAAATGGATAAAAGAGATGCGCAACCTAAACTTAAAGTGGCAGCTCTAAACGATCATCCCGATTTTAGTGGAATGACTAACGCACAGATTCTTGAATTACTTCAGGCTAAGAAAGAACAATAATACTTAGATGAGGGGTCTTCTTTGACCTCTCCTCTATTTTTTTATTTGAGGTGTGATATGTTAACATTTATCGTAGGTCAAAAGGAGATGTGGAACCCTGAAGAAGAGGTGTTCTTTTATGAAGGGGGTACTCGACTAAGTTTTGAGTATACCTTAAAAATCTTATCCGAATGGGAATCTAAGTGGCAGAAACCCTGGCTCTCAACCACAGTGCCTAAAGAAGCCGAAGAAGTTATTGATATGTACAGAATGATGTGCACCAATGTTGAAGATTTTGACGAACGTTTCCTAACTACCGAAGTACAAAAAGAACTAGTGGCTTATATTAATGATGCCCGAACTGCAACAACATTCAACCATATAGACTCCACTTCAACGTCAAGAATCGTAACGTCTGAAGTTATATATGGGGCTATGGCTAATGGTCAGATACCGTTTGAATGTGAGACATGGCATCTTGGTAGATTATTGACACTGATACAAGTTATCTCGCAGACAAATTCTCCTAAAAAGAAAATGACGCGAGCTGATGAAGTTGCGCAAAGAAGAGCGCTTAATGCACAAAGGAGAGCTGAAATGAATTCCAAGGGGTGATATTTATGGAATTAGGAATGGAGCAAAAAGGTTCCTTTGATGGGATTGAAAAGTGGCTTCATAAAGTAGCTGCCTCAACTCCAACGGCACAGATGAACGCTGTTGGTAAAGAGGGAGTATCTAGACTGGCTCAAGCAACTCCAGTAGATACAGGATTAACCGCCACTGGATGGAATTATAAGGTTGAACAATTTAAAGGTGGTTACGAGATTGGTTGGTTTAACAATGCGCATCCCGAGACTGATGCTAATATTGTAGCGTTGCTTAAATATGGGCATGGGACTAAAAACGGGGGATATGTGCCACCAAATAATTTTATTACGCCAGCCATTAAATCGGTATTAGATACCGGAATGAACGCATACACAAAGGGGGTCGTAAGAGATGGCTAAGGCGATTGATGAAAAGATTGTAAAGCTGACTCTTATGGACGCTGATTTTAAGCAGCGAGCTATAGATGCTGTTAAAAATATAACCAATCTAAAAGATACATTTAAAAATGTTAAAAATGTTGATTTGAACAAGACTGTCACGTCTTTAAATGGTGTTAAAAACCAGGCGGTAGATACGGCTACTAATGGAATGGGTAGCATTCGAAAGTCCGTCGATGACCTATCGCCGCGATATTCTGCACTCCAGACAGTCGCAAACGGTGCTTTACTAAAAATTGGTAGTATGGCTGCCGAAGTTGGACAAGGTTTAGTAAAGAACCTCATTATCGATCCACCTAAGATGGGATTCCAAGAGTACGAAGATAAAATGAATTCGACTCAGGTTATCATGTCAAATACAGGGGCTGGAATTGAAGAGGTTAACGGAGTTTTAGAACGATTAAACGCATATTCAGATAAAACTATTTATTCGTTTAAAGACATGACGACTAATATTGGTACCTTTACCGCTGCTGGTGTTAACCTTAAGGATGCTGAAACAGCTATTCAGGGTATTGCCAATTTAGCAGCCGTATCTGGGTCAAACACGCAACAAGCCGGTACAGCAATGTATCAACTCTCTCAAGCATTAGCTGCAGGGAAAGTTGGATTGATGGACTGGAACTCAGTTGTTAGTGCCGGTATGGGTGGTATGAAATTTCAAAATGCCCTTACTGCTACGGCCGATAAGCTTGGCGTTGCTCGTGATAAGACCAAATCCTTCCGAGATTCATTATCCGATGGCTGGCTTACATCGGAAGTCTTATTGGCAACGCTGAATGACTTTTCAAAAGACGAATCAATGTTAGAGGCGGCTACAAAGGTTCGAACATTCACGCAATTAATGGACACCGCCAAAGAAGCCATTCAATCTGGTTGGGCTAAAACATGGGAAATAGTATTCGGTAACTATGAGGAATCAGGGAACATGTGGACCCAGATTGCAACCTCTATAGCACCATTTGTTGATGGTATGTCTGCAGGACGTAATGAAATGCTTCAGTTCTTAAAAGATGCTGGCGTGTTTAACCAAATAGGGACAATCATTAAGAATGTATTTAGCACAATCATTAATATTTTAGGAGCGGCTAAGAAGCCATTTACTGAAATAGTAGACGCAATCAGGAAGACTGGAAAACTATCTAAAGAAAGTATTGGCGGAGTATTAAAGCCTGTTGTTGATTTTACAAACAAACTTAAAGATAATAAGATACTTCTTGATGCCGTGACGACTGCTGTAAGAGCGTTACTATCACCTCTTAAATTAGTTGGCCCTGCTTTAGAGATATTAAGAGCTATATTTGACAAAATTAAATCAGTAATACCAACTGAAAAATTCAAAGAACTTAAATCTGCTATTAAAGACATTGCATCTGGCGTGATGGATAGAGTCACCTCTATGTTCAAATCATTTGGTGATTCGCTTCCAGGGGCAACCAAGAGTATAGTTGAGTTTATTAAATCACTAGATATCACACCAATCTCTAACTTCTTTACAGGAATCATTGACTTTATATCTGACTTCGCAAAGAGATTTAAAGACAGTCCTATGAATAAGATGTCGGGTGACGTTGGAAAATTAGGAGACAGCCTTAAAGCAAGCGGTATAAGTGATCGACTTCGTGATATAAGAGATAGCGCTAAGGACGTTGCATCTAATGGACTGCCTAAATTGCAACAGCTTGTTAAGTTCATTAAAGATAATTTATTAAACAAAGGAACAATCGTGTCTGGAACATTAATTGGCAGTGCTATTATTGGTATCGTGTCGTTTAGAAAAGTAACTAAGTCTCTTACTAAGTTTATCGACTCACTTAAAGACAGAGCAGACCCTATGAAGTCAATAAGAGGATTACTTGATAACATGGGAAACGGTATTAAGTCATTATCTAAGAGCTTTGAAAGAGCTACTAAGGCGGCTATCATCGTTGCTTTTGCACTGGCAATAGGGGTCTTAGCATTTTCGTTAATAGAATTAACAAAGGTTGATACTAAGAAACTATTAATCGCCACTGCAACCTTAAGCGCGTTTGTATTTGTCCTTAAGAAAGTGTTAGAGTCTGGAAATATGAAACTTAAGAATGCCGCCGCAATGTCAGGCACTATGCTTGCATTAGGAGGAGCTTTATTGCTCATTGCCGCATCTGCTAAAATCTTTGCATCAATCGACCCAGACTCATTAACTAGAAGTCTATCAGCTATGGCTATTTCACTTGGTGGAATGCTAATCATTGTGGGCATAGCAAACAAACTCAAACTACGTCCTTCTGGTATGACTGGATTAATCCTTGTTGCTGGGGCTATGCTTATGATTGGTGTGGCCGCTAAAATCTTCGCATCAATTGATCCTGACCGATTAAAAACAGGGTTATTAGGAATGGCGGCGGCTTTAACAGGAGTCCTAGCAATCACAGGAGTCGCAAACAAAATGAAGCTAAAGCCTAGTACGTCATTAGGGTTAGTCGCTGTTGCGGCAGGTATGATGGTCCTTGGTAAAGCCGTACAAGTGTTTGCTAGTATGAATGTAGACGAGCTTAAGCGTGGTCTATTAGGTGCGGGTGCCGCAATGCTTGAGATTGCTATATTTGCAAAGCTTGTTAATAAGACTAAGATTAAGATATCAACTGGTGTGGCCCTACTAACTCTAGCTATAGGCTTAGCGGCGATTGCTATTCCGCTTAAGATATTAGGTAGTATGGATACAGACACTCTAATACAGGGGTTAACTGTTGTAGGAGGAATCTTAGCAGGATTCGCTGTGTTTAGCAGGATTGTTAAACCTTCGGGGTTGGTTAAGACAGCTGTATCATTAGGCGTGATGGCACTTGCTCTTACAGCATTAGTAGCACCAATTATGCTATTAGGTCGTATGGATACTGATCAATTAATTCAAGGTAGTGTTGCGTTAGCTGGGATTACAGCAGTCTTAGCAATAATAGGAGCTCTTTCAAGCAAACTAGGTGCTGGTGGAGGACTG